ATCTTCAGATAGTCCAGTAGCAGTTATTAGAGTTTATGCAACAAATGAAGGTGGCACAAGAACAAGAACTGATAGACGTGTTGTAAAACCTTTTAGTTCTTTAAGAATATCTTCTGAGCCAATTGATAATGAAAAAATGTATGATAGAGATGAAGAAATGGAAAAAGTTTCTTCAACAAGACTACAAGAATTAGCAGATGCTTATAATAAAGGTAAAGAAGGCGATAATAGAATTACAGTAGGAGCCTTAAGACAGGTTTATAACCGTGGTATTGGGGCATACAGAACCAATCCATCTTCAGTTCGTGGTAGTGTATCTAGTGCGGAACAATGGGCTATGGGAAGAGTAAATGCTTTTATGGCAGGACTTCGTGGAAAATTTCCAAGAAAGCCTTTTGATTTAGATTTATTTCCAAAAGGACATTCAAGATCAACAAAGAAGTCTATTTTTGAAGGATTTGGACAAGAAATTAACGGTCCAGCAACGCTAACGGAGGTGTTTAAAATGGAAAAGAGAGAGTTCTCTGAGGAAAGTCGTGAAAGAATGGCAGGTGCTGGAACAGCAATGCCTGATGGATCGTTTCCAATTGGTAATCGTGCAGACCTAATGAATGCAATTAGAGCAGTTGGTCGTGCAAAAGATTATAACAAGGCTAAGATGCACATCATTGATCGTGCTCGTGCACTTAACGCAACAGACATGTTGCCTGAAGACTGGCGCAACAACGCAACAAAAGGCATGGGGCAGTGGAGTGGATCAATCTTTGATCTTAATCCATTTGTAAAGTAATGCCAAAGAGAAAAGCACAATCTTTTAATTCAACACAGATTAAAGATGGAATGATTGTTCGTATGAATAAAAACGGTACAATTAAATCTGTTCTTGGTCCATATGAAGTTAAGCATCCAAAGAAGGATAAATAATGGCAGAGACATATTCACCTAATGCTGGAATGAAAGCCGCAGCAAGACGTGCTTTAAAGTGGAAAGAAGATGGCAAAGCAACTGGTGCTGGTACTCCTGTAGGTTGGGGTAGAGCAACAGATATTGTTAATGGTTCTGCTATGTCTCTTGATACAGTTAAAAGAATGTATTCATTTTTTTCTCGTCATGAAGTAGACAAAAAAGGAAAAGGTTTCTTTGATGGTCCAGAGTTTCCATCTAATGGAAGAATTATGTGGGATGCCTGGGGTGGAGACGCAGGGTTCTCATGGAGTCGTGCAATTGTAGAAAGAGAAAAAGCAAACAAAGCATGGGCAAATAGTCCATTCAGTTTTAGAAAGGGGTAGAGTATGGAAGACATGGGGATTGAAGAAGTTAAACAGTTGGTTAACTTTTATAGACAAAAAGCATCTGATCTGGAGTTTCAGTTATTGCAATCACAACTTAAGTTAAATAGATTAGTTATGATGCAATCTGCACCAGTTCCTGCTACAAAAATAACCAAAACAAAATCTGAATAATAGATAAAATGGAATATGTTTTAGCCATCGGCTTGACATTGGTCCTGTCTTGGTCTATAATTGAATTAAGCAGGTATAAGGCTTTAAAGAATTTGAGTAATGTCAAGTATAGACAGAGTGACATGCATCAAACTATTATAAATCTTATACCGCAAAAATTAAATAGCAAAAAAGAAATTGAGTCTCAATCAGTAAAACATGCTGCCAGCACAATGATAAAGATTATTGTTATAGACAGCAAGGCTTACTGGATAAAAGATAATATATTTTATTCTGCAGAAACAAGAAGTGGTGACATAGTAGAACATACTACAGAGCCAGTAAATGTTTCAACTATGTCTAAGAAAGACATGGATAAGATGCTTTTTATATTAGATAACTTACGAAAAGGAAAAAACGATGATAGTAGTAGTACAGGGAACGAATGAGTTTAATGACTACAGCGTATTCATTCGTGCTATGGGTGTTGCGCTATCTGGCATGAAAGATGATGATCAAGAGTTTTCAATTTACTCTGTTGGTCCTGTAAAAATTAATGCCATGGTTTCTGAATTTTCAAATCTTTCAGAACGCGGAATGAAGGCAAGAGGAAAGAAAATTAAATACTATAAAGTTCCTGGCCAGTGGGTTGAAGAAAACATGGGGCATGTAAACTATTTTGCATTCTTGTGTAACCCAAAGCAAACACCATCAAAGTTGGTTGCTAAGGCTGAATTAGAAAATATCGAAGTTGGAATTTTTAGATACTAGGGGGAAAGTATGATTGTAACAAGTTTAGAAAAGATGGAAAAGATTGTAAAGGGTAACAACAATCTTTCTTGGATTGGATGGGATGTTGTAGATCTAAAGAGATCTGATTCCGCACGTACTGCCGTTAATGGTGTGAGAGTAAAGGGTCTTTGGTACATGCAAAGAGTTTATAAGGTCACTCGTAACGGATGGGATATTCCAAACAGATATAGGGGCTAAACATGAAACAACATCTATGGAAAGATGCTGCAGAATGTTTAGGTTCTGACACAAATATATTCTTTGATGAATATGAAGAAAAATCAGAAAGTAGAGCCTTTGTTGATTCACTTTGTAGAACATGCCCAGTAGCAAAGACATGCTTTGCAGTTGGTGTATCTGGTAAAGAGTGGGGAGTATGGGGCGGTATCTACCTAGAAGGTGGAGAAATCTCAAGAGAGTTTAGTAATCATAGATCAAAGCAAGAATGGTCTTTGACTTGGCAATCATTAACAATGGAGCAATAATATGTGGTCATGGGTATTAGCAGTAATAGGAGTAACAGGCATTTTCTTTGTTGGTCGTAAGACCATTTGGGGATGGTTTGTACTACTATTTAATGAAGTCCTATGGATAGCATATGCATTGATAACTGATCAATATGGATTTATATTTTCTGCATTAGCATATGCAGCGGTATACATTAAATCATATCTCCATTGGAAAAGAGAAGAGTAGTGTATACAGATGCAATGCGTAGGGCTTTTCATTCAGTTATGCCACCAAAAGGATTTGGTGTAAACATAATTGATAATGAACATTTTTTAACTATTAAGTTAGATGAAAAGCATTTTTCTGGATTAGTTCATGATGATAAGATCCAGGCGTTGCAGTATGTATTAACACTTAAGAATGCTCTTGAAATGGAAGGTGCAATTGTTTTAGTCACTAGAGAGGCAGTTAAACAGTGACTATCTTTATATCAATCGCTAGTTACAGAGATCCAGAATTGGAAAGAACCATTCATTCTGCTCTGGATAATGCAGCAAATCCACAAGATTTGCATTTTGGTGTAATGCTTCAAGAGTTTGAAAGATTTGCCCCAGATTTATCTTGGGTTCCAAACCTTACGCTAAACACTATACATCCCAAGATGGCAAGAGGTGCAGGGTATGCAAGAGCACAAATCATTCCAATGTATTCTGGACAAGACTACTTTCTTCAAATTGATTCACATACAATATTTGAAAATAATTGGGATCAAATCTGTATTGATCAATATAAAAAAGCACAAGAGATATCAAATAACAACAAGATAATTCTTTCTTACTTTCCTCCTCCATTTTATGTAGAGCCAGATAAAACTATTAGTATCATAAAGAACTCTAAAACACAACTGCCATATGCTACAAAGCAAAAGCCAATGCTTACAAAACGTGGCGAGTGGACTGCAGAAAGAGTTAAGTTAACAAATAAAAATCTTCCAGAGCAATCAACAACTATCTTAGCAGGCTTTGTATTTTCTAAGGGAGAACTTATACAAGAAGTTCCATATGATCCAGAGATTAGTTTCTTTGGTGAAGAACTGTGTTTTGCAATAAGGGCTTGGACTAGGGGCTGGGATATTTATTCCCCGTGTGTAACAATTGTATATCATTTTTATATGCGTGAAGGATATAGCAAGGTTTGGAAAGATAGGAACCTTAGAGAAATATCATGGAAAGAGTTAGAGGTTATTTCTAAGGAAAAGCAAAAGCGTGTTCTGTGTGGAATAGAGGGCGGTATATGGGGAGCAGGGTCTATTAGAACCATTACTGAATACGAACAACTAACAGGCTTAGATTTTAAAAAAATGTATAATGCTAGCAGTGATACAATAGTAGTAAGAGAAAAGGAATAGAATGAGGATAGCAGTTATAGTACTTAGTTTATTTTCAGTGTCATTTGCTATGGCATATTTTTCTGTACTAAAAAGGCTTGAGGTAATTACCAAGGCATTTGCACAGTTAGTTGTTCTTAACTCTACTATTCAAGAAGCATTTGAATCAAACATTCAGTCCCCATTAAGCAAAGAAGATCAAGACATACATAAAGAAAACTTTATTAAGTTTCTTTCTGATTCTCGTGATTGGGCATTTGAGTATATTGAAGATGTGCAAACACAATTAGAGACTTTTGTTAGAGATATTGAACCAGAGATTATGTACTTTGATGAGTATGGACTTGTTGGAGATGCCTATCCACACTACCACTCAATGAAAAAAATATCTGCAGCCTATAAAGATTTAAAGAAGTTGCTTCCAGAGGAAGTCGATGATAGACGCTAGAGGCATCCCAACTTGTGAGTGCCCAAGTTGTGGTGGTACATTGTTTAGAGCCCTAGTTTCTTTTGATTCAAGCACATATATGGTAGGAATGTATCATCTAGATATACAATGTCACGACTGTGGTGCCCTTTGTACAGCACCAACACCTGTAGACCACCCTGAGAATCCAAGCCAAGATCATGGAATGAAAGAATGATTGTTCCAAAATTAAAAAAATTTGAAGACAGTATTAGATATGATTATGCAGTTTGTGAAATAGAAGAGTGCGTTGATGAAGCAAAAATACTTGCCATGACAGAAACAAGATACGTAGACTTCTGTGAAAAACATCACAGAGAATATATAGTGGGGAACAGATGAAAGATATTATATTATCAATAATAACAGGTTTTGGATGTGGCATTGTATTTGCTGCATTCAAATTGCCAGTTCCAGCACCGCCCGTTTTTGCGGGTGTTGCAGGTATCATAGGCCTATGGGCTGGCTACTACATACTAACGAAAGTTATATCCTAGGAGGAAAAATGAACGAACAAATTAAAGCAGTACTAGCATCATACGGACGATCAGTTCTTGGTGCAGCAACTGCAATGTACGCATCTGGTGTGACAGATCCAGAGACATTGGCTTACTCACTACTCGGTGCACTAGTGCCCGTAGTCTTGAGAGCAGTCAATCCATCAGACACGGCATTCGGACGTATGCCTGCCGAGTCAGACATTGAGGCAGCACTAAAGAGTGCTAAGGTTGTTAAGAAGGCTGCTAAGAAGAAGCCTGCTGACAAGAAGTAAGTTTATCTTACATAGAAGGGCGGGTCTTCGGACCCGCTTTTTTATTTCTCTAAAATATCTAGATACTTTTGTTTTAAGTTTTCTGCAGCAA